ACAAAGCGGCTCAACTCTGCAATCGACACTATCTGCGGCTGCGTAGGCACGGAAGCGCGCAGGCGGGCGGTCCTGAGCACGGCGCCGCACTTGCTTGGATTGCTGAAGCGCTCCCTGCAAAATCCAATGCCTGCCTATTCTGGCCATTTGGCCGCTTTAAAGATGGCTACTCTGCGGTCCAAGTTGGGGACAAAAAGGTTAGGGCGCATCGGCTGATCTGCGAAAAGACGCATGGATCGCCAGATCAGACCAGTATGGATGCGGCTCATACATGCGGCCGAGGCCATCTCGGATGCGTGAACGACCGCCATCTCTACTGGGCGACACGGGCTCAGAACCTCGCAGATCGCGTGGCCCACGGCACGGCCAATCGCGGCAAGCGGAATGGTCAATCCAAGTTGGATGAGGCGCAGGCCCGAGAGATCCTTGCGCTCAAAGACAGTGGCGAGATGCAAAGAACCGTTGCGGACCGCTATGCGGTAAGCCGTGAACTGATAGGCCGAATATGGCGGCGCCAGATTTGGGAGTGGTTGTAGACGGCGTTCGCTGCTCACCCCTCCGCAAGCGGAAACAGCACCAGTGCTAGCTAATGCCTATCCTTTCCAATAGCCGTCACGAGAGATTTGCGCAGGAAGTTGCTAAAGGGCAATCTGCGACGTCTGCTTATAGACTGGCTGGCTATGAGGCGACTGGCCCTGCGGTCGGTATCAACGCAGGGCGGCTGCTGAAAAATGCTAGTGTTCGCGCTCGTGTTGACGAGATCCTTGAAGCGGGCGCACGCCGAGCAGAAGTGACTGTTGAGCGCGTCGTCCGTGAGTATGCTCGGATTGGTTTCGCCGACATCCGTCGTGCCGTGAAGTGGCGCTCGCTTATCACTGAGGTCGGCGAGGACGAGGAGACCGGCGAGCCTTTAACGCGGGCCGCCAATGAAGTTGCCCTTGTCAGTTCAGACGAGCTTGATGAGGACACTGCACTCGCCATCGCTGAGGTTGCTCAGACAAAGGATGGCGCCCTCAGGGTTAAGCTGCACAGCAAACTCGGCGCCCTTGATAGCTTGGCTCGACACCTCGGGATGTTCAACGACCGAGTGACTGTGAATGGCACAATCACTGTCGAGGCCCTTGACGCCGCCGCCCTCTCCGCTGACGAAGACTTGGCTCGCATCGCAATCTCCGGCGATCCGCCGCCGGTACATTGAGGCGCTGTCGAAGCAAACGCCTGCTCAGAAAGCTCACCGTCACTTTTCTTGGGCGTGGCACGCTAGGCCAGATCAACGAACGCCTGATGGCGAATGGCAGACCTGGCTTTTGCTCGCGGGGAGAGGGTTCGGAAAAACTCGGACTGGCGCTGAGTGGGTTCGCGAACAAGTAGAAGCAGGGAAACTCGGTCGGATCGCCCTCGTCGCAGAAACAGCGGCCGATGCCCGTGACGTGCTAGTCGAGGGGCCGTCGGGCTTGCTGGCGATTAGCCCGCCGTGGAATAGACCACAGTATGAGCCGTCGAAGCGCCGAGTGACATGGCAGAACGGGGCGGTGGCGACGCTCTTTAATGCGGTCGAGCCGGACCAGTTGCGAGGCCCGCAGTTTGATGGAGCGTGGGCGGACGAAATCGCCAAATGGCGGTATGCGCAAGAGACTTGGGATCAGCTACAATTCGGGCTTCGACTGGAGCCCAAAGGTGGCGGGCGCCCCCGGCAGGTCGTTACGACTACGCCGAGGCCAATCCCTTTAGTCAGAACGATCCTCGCTGATCCCTCGACTATCGTCACTCGTGGCCGCACGCTCGACAACGCCCTGAACCTCGCCCCTGCCTTCCTCAAGGCGGTGACGGCGCGATACGCCGGTACCCGCCTCGGCAGGCAGGAGTTGGACGCCGAGATCCTAGACGACGTGCCCGGCGCCCTTTGGTCCCGCGCAAGCATGGATGTGGCGATTGCCACGGCGACGTTACCAGATATGCAGCGGATCGTGGTCGCCATTGACCCATCCGGCACGCGAGGCACAGAGGACGGCGGCGATAGCATCGGCATCATCGTCGCCGGCAAGGGCATAGATGGTCGGGGCTACGTGCTGGCCGACCGGACCTGCAAGCTGTCCCCTGCCGGATGGGGGCGACGCGCTGTTGAGGCCTACCACGAGTTCGCTGCAGACCGCATCGTCGCGGAACGCAACTTCGGTGGGGCTATGGTGGAGGCGGTCATCCGATCCGCCGATCCGAACGTAGCGTATGCCGAAGTCACGGCATCACGAGGCAAGGCGATCAGAGCGGAGCCGATTGCGGCCTTGTACGAGCAGGGCCGCGTTTCGCACGCTCAGTCCATGCCAGAGCTTGAAGACCAGCTTTGCCAAATGGCGAGCGATGGCTTCCTCGGAGAAGGATCGCCGGACAGGCTGGATGCGCTGGTTTGGGCGCTGACTGATCTGATGCTTGGCGAGGGTGACGGCTACGACCCGAACATGTGGGCGAAGCTTCTCGGATAATGAGGACGCCAATGGCGCAATCCGATAAGCCTCGCATCCGGGTTCCTGCCGGTCAAGTTCGTCGGACCACCGACGCGGTAACTCGCGACAGCTTCCAGAACTTTGAGGCTGCGGTTGGCCTCGGCACTAACAACCAGATGGCGTCGTCGCGCTACGGGTATAACCCGCTGACGCGCAACCGTCAGGAATTGGAGTTCATGTATCGCGGCTCATGGATCGTTCGCCAAGCGGTGAGCGTCCCGGCCGATGACATGACCCGCGCAGGGGTAGAGTTTTCCGGGTTGGGCGAGGACGAGCAGGGCAATCTCCGCAATCCTGTCATCCTTCAGAACGCCTTGGATCGTCTTGACGTTTGGGGCAAACTCGCGTCGACAATCCGGTGGGCTCGCCTCTACGGCGGCGCCATCGCAGTCATCTTGATCGAGGGCCACGACCTCAGTCAGTCGCTCGACATCACAACGGTGACGAAGGGGCAGTTCAAGGGGCTCCTCCCCATCGACCGCTGGGCTCTGACGCCTTCCACTCAGCTGGTTACGGAACTAGGACCCGACTTCGGCAAGCCCGCAGGGTACGCTGTCATCGCCGGCCAGAGTTCTGGCATGGAAGTGGCGGGGCGGTGGATACACCACACCCGCGTCGTTCGGCTTGAGGGCAATGATCTGCCCTACTACCAGCGCCAAGCGGAAATGGGCTGGGGCATGTCGGTGGTGGAGACGTTCCACGACCGCCTCGTGGCCTACGACTCGACGACCCTCGGCATGGCGCAGATGGTCTATAAGGCCCACCTGCGCACCCTGAAGATGAAGGACCTGCGCAAGAACATCGCGACCGGCGGCGCCCCCTTTGCAGCAGCGCTGACCCAAGTCGACATGATCCGACGCTACCAGAGCAACGAGGGCATGACCCTCATTGATGCCGAGGATGAGGTCAAAGCCGACAGCTACACCTTCGGTGGCCTGTCTGACGTGCTCGTGCAGATGTCGCAGCAGATCGCGGGCGCCATTGATATGCCTATCGTCAAGCTGTTCGGGATGAGTCCTGCGGGGTTCTCGACCGGTGAGGCGGACCTTCGATCCTACAACGACAACATCCACCTCTCTCAAGAGAGGGATCTGCGCCGGCCGATGGAAATCATCGCGCGGGTGACGTTTCAAAGCGAGTTCGGCGAAGCGCCTCCTGCCGAGTTCGGCTTCGTGTTCAGTTCGCTCTACGGGCTCAACGCCGTCGAGAAATCCACCATCGCTTCCAATACGGCGACGGCTATCGCGGCGGCGGAAGGCACAGGCGCCCTGACGCCTTCCATGGTGGCTCGCGAATTGAGGAAATCCGGTGAGACCACCGGCATCTTCTTGACCATCACTGATGATGACATCGCGCGGCTGGAGAAGAGCGAAACAGACGAGCCTGTCGCAGATCCGCCGGGCCCAGACTTGACCGCCTCGCTCAACGAGGACGAGGGCGCGAACCCTATCAGCGCCCCCGAAGACGCCGATCCGAACGGCGACGCCAGAGACCCGTGGGAGCGTGGCGCTCCCTATCCGCTTCAAACCCCGCGCCTCGTCGCGGCCTGACCCTAGGGACGTGAAGGAGACGACCATGGCTAAGAAGCCCGAGAACGAAAAGAACGACGCCCTCCCGGTTGAGATGGTGAACGACAGCGCCACCCTCGCCAACTCGGCCTCGACCGCCCCCGTCGTGCCGCTGGCCGGCGTGCCGGAAACCCCGGTTCCGGCGGGTGGGTATGCCGGTGATGGCCCCGCCGTCCCGAGCACCGATCACTACGTCTCCGACCTGTCGCCGAACAAGGACACGTCCGGCCCGACGAAGGCCGCGCCCGACGCGACCAAGGCGGCGGCCGGCGAACTCTGATCGGTAATGCTGCCGCAAGCGAAGCGCGAAGTCGGGGGAAGCCCTGTTCTGCGCGCTCGCATCACAGATAGGCGGGCGCATCGGGATAGGATCTCGGCTCGCTCGGCGTTCATTCGCCTCAAGAAAATTACGCAGCAGTACGGCATCCAACTCCGCAAGATCGCGCGCCATATCGACGACATCGTGAAGGGGTTCGATGCCAGCACCCCTGAGGGTCAGCGCCTGATCCAAGGTCATCTCCGGCGCTACGGGGATACTCTGGATCATTGGGCCCAATCAGCCGCTGATCTGATGGTGTCCCGCGTGGCGGCGGCTGACGGCGAGCGCTGGCGTCGGCAATCCCGAGAGATCGGGACCGGCCTTGAGCGCGAAATCCGATCCGCCAACATCGCGCCTGCCATGGCTCAGATGAAGGCGGATCAAGTGCGCCTCATCAAATCACTGCCGGCCGAGGCGGCGGAACGGG